CCAGATCGGTAGCAGCGGCGACTCCGCCCAGATCGGTAGCAGCGGCGACTCCGCCCAGATCGGTAGCAGCGGCTACTCCGCCCGGATCGGTAGCAGCGGCTACTCCGCCCGGATCGGTAGCAGCGGCGACTCCGCCCAGATCGGTAGCAGCGGCGACTCCGCCCAGATCGGTAGCAGCGGCTACTCCGCCCAGATCGGTAGCAGCGGCGACTCCGCCCGGATCGGTAGCAGCGGCTACTCCGCCCGGATCAATTCCACTGGCAAGGATGCGGTTATCACCGCTGCCGGCCCCGGATCGACGGCAAGCGGGGTCGAAGGCGCGTGGATCAGCCTAGCCGAGTTCGCCGATGGCAGGTGCGTCGGCTTCGCGACTGGCTGCATCGGCAAGGATGGCCTGAAGCCAAACACAGCTTACCGCGCTCAAGGCGGGAAACTGGTGGAGGTCGAGTGATGGCCTACCCTTACAGCCACACGATCTACATGAACGTCGGCGGCACCGAGCTGCCTGTCGAGATCAAGTACACGGTTGAGCCTGGCTTCGCGGGCGATCGTGTCGACCCGCCTTACGGCCCCTCGGTCGAAATCCAATCCATCGAGGCCGTCATCGAGACGTGGCGCTTCGGCAAGAAGCTGACCGAGCGCAAGGCCGTCACCGGATGGTTGGCGTCCGTCATCGAGAACGATCCCGACCTGAACGCTGACCTTCTGAGCGAGGCCGGCGAGGAAGACGAGTATCGCGCTGACGAGGCTGCGGACATGCGCCGCGAAGACGCGAGGATGGGGCTGTGACCCCCCTCATCCGCCGCGCCCTCATCCTCTGGCGAGCATGGCGCGCTCGCAAGGTGTTCGGGCCTCAGATGGCCGCGATCAAATCCGCCATTGAGCGAGCCCGCAAGCATCACAGGCCCCGCAAGGACCTCCAGCGCCGTCTCCGTGAAGCAACCCATGCGCGCCTTCGCGCTGAGCTGGGAGTGAAATGACATGAGTGAAGCTGCTCTCACGATCCACGAGACTACTGCCGGCCCGGTTGATGTCGTCACCGGCCGCGCCGTCCAGCCAGTCACGCCGCTGGAGATGCTGAACGCCGCCGTTGCTCGTGGCGCCAGCCTGGAACTCGTCAACGGCCTGATGTCTCTCTATGAGCGCTGGGACGCTGGGCAGGCCCGCAAAGCGTTCGACGCCGCCGTGGCTGCTGCCAAGGGTGATATTCCCCCGATCTTCAAGAACAAGGTCGTGGACTTCACCTCGCAGAAGGGCCGGACCAACTACCGGCACGAGGACTTTGCCGAGGTCGCGCGCACCGTCGATCCGATCCTGAACAAGCACGGCCTGTCCTATCGCCATCGCGCGGCTCAGGACGGCAACAAGCTGCGCGTGACCTGCGTCCTCTCGCACCGCGACGGATACAGCGAGGAGACGACGCTGGAGGCCACCGAGGACCACTCCGGCAACAAGAACAGCATCCAGGCTATCGGATCGGCCGCGACCTACCTCCAGCGCTACACGCTCAAGCTGGCCCTCGGGCTGGCGACCTCGACGGATGACGACGGTCGGCAGACCGGCACGGCGCCAGAGGTCCAGACGATCACCGAGGAGCAGGCGATGCTCCTGCGCGAGCTGATTGAGGCGACCAATTCCGACACGCGCGGCGTGCTGACCTATGTCCGGGCCGCCGATATCGAGTCGATTGCTGCCGACAAGTTCGACGGCCTCGTGGCGTTGCTCAAGCGCAAGGAGCAGCGCCGTGGATGAGATCGTTCAGGGCTCCCCCGAATGGCTGGCGATCCGCGTCGGCAAGGTCACGGCCTCGCGCGTCGCTGATGTCGTCGCCAGGACCAAGAGCGGCTACGGCGCCAGCCGGGCGAACTACATGGCCGAGCTGATCGCTGAGCGCCTGACCGGCGCGCCGGCCGAGAAGTTCATCAGCGCTCCCATGGCATGGGGAACCGAGAAGGAGCCGGAGGCGCGTGCGCTTTACGAGTTCCTGACCGATGCCGAGGTCAACCAGGTCGGGTTCGTCCCCCACCCGACCATTTCTGATAGCGGCGCCAGCCCTGACGGCCTTGTGGGCGATGACGGGCTTGTCGAGATCAAATGCCAGAACACCGCGACCCACATCGACACGCTGCTGGGCCAGAGCATCCCGGCGAAATACGAGACGCAGATGCAGTGGCAGATGGCCTGCACGGGCCGTCAGTGGTGCGACTTCGTCAGCTACGATCCTCGGATGCCGGACAGCATGCGGCTGTTCGTCTGCCGCGAGACGCGCAATGACGCGATGATCGCGGAGCTTTCTGAGGAAGTCGGCAAGTTCCTGGCTGAACTCGACGCGAAGGTGGCTAGCCTGACCGCGCTCTATGAGCACAAGGAAGCCGCGTGATGTCTCGCGCGCTCGTGATCCTCGACAGCCCCATGGCCCGCAGCCGCGCCGCATCCTGGGTGATGAAGGCGCCGGCCGGAACCCGCTGCGAGTTCAAGGCCAGCAAGCGCACGCTGCCGCAGAACGATAGGTTCTGGGCGATGCTGACGGACGTTGCCCGGCAGGTGCCATGGCATGGCCTCGTCCTCAAGCCCGACGACTGGAAGCTGATCTTCCTCGACGCGCTCAAGCGCGAGGTTCGCGCCGTCCCCAATCTGGACGGAACCGGCTTCGTCAACATCGGCCGCTCGTCGTCTGATCTGACGAAGCAGGAGATGACGGATCTGATCGAGCTCATCTTCGCCTTTGGCGCGCGCCACGGCGTCGTCTTCGCTGACGACCGGGAGGTCAGCCATGCGGCGTGAGTTCTCCAAGACGGTGCGCTCTCAGGCTGCGGCGCGCGCCAAAGGTCACTGCGAAGCCTGCGGGACAAAGCTCCCTGTCGGCGGCTTCCACTATGACCACGACACCCCTGATGGACTTGGCGGCGAGCCGACGCTCGAGAACTGCCGCGTCCTCTGCCTGACGTGTCACCGCATCAAGACGCATGAGCAGGATAACCCGCGCATGCAGAAGGCCGATGCGCAGAGGAAGAGCATCACGCTCGCGATCCGGCCACCGTCGCGGCTGAAAGGCCCGAAGTTCCCGAAGCCCCCGCCACAGCGCCGGGCCTCGGCCCCTCTCCCCGAACACAAGCAACTGCCACCTCGGAGGCACGTATGAGCGCCCAGGATGACGAAGCTCGTATCTACATCGCGGCCCAACCCGGTATGGCCACATGGTTCCGCCGTCTAGTCGGTGGGATGACCATGCTCCTAGGGCCGATCGCCATAGGCATCGTCTGCGACAGCCCCGCGATGCAGTGGGTTGGATTTGTGCTGGGCATCACCATGCTCCTGGCGATTGCCAAGCAGATGGCAGATCGGACGACCTTCAAGAGCACCGATGAAGCCCGCGCCTATCTCGACAAGATCGATGCGGGTACCGCGCCATGACCCCCTGGACCGCCGACCCCCTTGGCCTTGTAGCCCTGAAACTCCTCGGCTTCGCATTCTTCATGTGCGGGCTGGGCGCGTTTCTGGCCGTGATCGGAGATTGAGACGCATGACCGTCGCCACCATCATCGGCCTCTCGATAGCCATCACGATTGCGGCGTTCCTGATCCGCTTCGCGATCTGGATCGCTTGGCCTCGCAAGATCGAGTTCGACAACGACCCCCTTTCCGAACCTCACGGAGACGTGCCGTTCGATCAGAGGAGGCGGGGATGAGGGCGCCTCAGTTCGGGGTTCGCACCGAGGAGCAGGAACAGCGACGCGTCGCAGGGACCTGTCTCCGCAAGGTTCGGCACCAGTCGCGCCTTGCCGCCAATCTCGCGGTGAGCGTCATGGGGTCTCGGGCGAAGGGGACGAAGGTCTACCGCTGCGCCGAATGTGATGGCTGGCATATAGGCCACCCCAACCCGATGTTCGATCTCAGCGCCTATCACGCTCAGAAGGAGATGGTGTGATGGGGCAGGCGAGGGCGCTTGAGCGCGTCCGACCTCAGGACGCTGTTGTCATCACTGGTCTGAGCCTCCGCACCGTGCAAGCCTTGGCATTGCGCGGCGAAATCCCAGGGGCTGCCAAGCTCGGCGGCTCTTGGACCTTTGACGAAGCCGCGCTTCGCAACTGGATCAAGGAGCGCACGACATGCCCGCAAGACCGAAGGCACCTAAACACACGTACTGGCGAGGTGATACGCTATGGGCGCGGTTCACCGTTGCAGGACGAGAACATCGCGAGAGCCTGCGAACTGATGACCCGAAAGCTGCGCGAACGCGCGTCGCGAAGATGATCGAGAAGGCCACCGGCGCGACCCTCTATGGCGAGGACCGCAAAGGCTGGCTGGCCACAAAGCTCGAATGGCAAATGCACATCGCGACGCATGTTGGGCCGGCAACGGGCATCCGTTACGACTGCTCCGTCCGCCAGATAGAGGCGTTCTTCGCGCATCTCTACATCGACGAGATCGAGCGCAGCCACATCATGGACATGCGCAAGGCCCGTCAGGCGAAGGTGAGCAACGCCACCGTCCGCCGGGATCTTCAAGCACTCTCGTCGCTCTTGGAATTCGCGGAGTTCAATGGCTGGCGGAAGGGCAACCCGGCCGCTCTTGTCCTCAAGCGCACCAAGGAGCGGCGCGACCCGATCACGCTGCCGACCGAGGCCGATTACGAGTTCATGATGTCGCGCCTGTCGCCAACAATGAAGGCGATCATGATGGCGGGCCGCGCGACAGGGGCTCGCATCGGTGAGCTGATTTACGTCAAGCGAACCGACCTCAACGCCAAGGCCGGCACCCTGACCGTCATAGGGAAGGGCAACAAGCGCCGAACCGTCGAGATCGACGCGAAGACAGTTCAGGCTCTGTCGACCCTGCCTGCCTCGATCAAGACGAAGTGCCTTTTCCACTTCGACGGCGAGGAGGCCAAGAACGCCTCGTTCATTTTCAGCAAGGCGACCAAGGCGTCACAAAAAGCGGCACAGAAAGACAAGCGCGAATTCACCGGATTCCGCTTCCATGACCTGCGCCACTGGTTCGCGGTGGAATGGCTGAAAGCCGGGCGCTCGATCTACGATCTTCAGCAGCATCTAGGCCATTCGAGCGTCAGCACGACGGAAATCTATCTCGAATTCCTGACTGTGGAAGAGAAGGAAAAAGCCAAGCGACCGGCCGAGATTGCGCTTGCGCGCGCGGCGGCAGTTGTGTAAGTTTTGTGTATGGAAGACGGAAAGACGGCACGCATCCAGATGGCCCTGACCGAAAAAGAGAAGGCGCTGTTTGTCCGTGCGGCCAACAAAGAGGGCCTATCCCTTTCAGCCTGGATTCGCTATGTGGCGGTCAAGGCGGCTCGGAAGGTGGTCGGCACAAAAGACGGCACAGAACCAACGGTTTAATTTGTGCCGAGTGACGATAACTGATTGAGACGCATTGAGTTTTTAGGTTTGTCCCGGTAGCTCAGCAGGATAGAGCAACGGTTTCCTAAACCGTAGGTCAGGGGTTCGAATCCCTTCCGGGACGCCATTTCCGTACCAAACTGCGAACACCGGACGCAGGTACGCATTTCCCGGCCACGACTTGTTCGAGGGTTGCGCGATCGCCGATGATGCGGATGGCGTGGTCATCGACCTCGACGCGATCGATGACCGAGCGGAGATAGGCCTTGCGGAACAGCACCTCCCCCGTGGTGATGTTCTCACGCATGGCCCGGCCGAATTTTTCGACCACCTCCGGCGGAATCGCCGCTGCCGGGACGACCTGGATCCGGACGCGGTCGAGCGCCGCCCGAGCCCGCGCTCGCGTTCGAGCTTGAGGCTGGCGATACGGTCCCGGAGCAGGTCGTCGAGCTCAGTGACGCTGTCCTCGATAAGACGATAGCGACGCCGGAGCTTGTCGGAGGCGTCCGTCGCCTCACGCTGCAGCGTCATCACGCGTTCATCGATTTCGGCGGCCTTTTCGGCGCGGCG